AAGCCATAGAACGTGTAATGTCCAGGCAGCGCAAATTGGTGGGAGCTGGAAAGTCAAACTGCGGAGCTTTTATGCTTTTAGATGACTGCATGTATGATTCTAAATTCTTAAAGGATACGTGTATCCGGCAATGCTTTATGAACGGGCGTCACTGGAAGATCTTTTTCATGTTGACGATGCAGTATGTGATGGACCTTCCACCAGCATTGCGTGCCAATGTGGATTATGTATTTATACTCAGAGAAAATATCATACAAAATAGAGAAAAACTCTATAAGTCGTTTTTCGGTATCTTTCCAACGTTTGATATGTTTTGTAAGGTAATGGATGCGTGCACAGAAAACTATGAGTGTCTCGTGTTAGATAACACAGTAAAATCTAACAAGATACAGGATTGTGTGTTTTGGTATAAAGCAACCGTTCGCAAGAATTTTAAGGTTGGTAGCCCGGAGCTTTGGAATCTTCATAAGAAGATGTATAACCCTAAGTATATATCACAAAAGGAAGACGACGCTAAGAAAGCTAATAGGAAAACATCTATTAATGTCATAAAAAAGAAGTAATTCAGGACAAATCATTTGCGTTTCACACAACTTTCAAAAAACTAGTTGTATATTAAATGTCGAACCCCGTCGTCACTATGAATTTATCAGAAAACAACGATGGTATGGTCCCGGTTAACCCGTCCACGAGTTTTGTGCAAGAAAACACCAATCCACACCCCCCGCCACCGACGCAGTTAATTCGAGATGAAAAAAATATAAGTCAACATAAAGAAACGATGGACTCTACGCCGATATCGGACATTATGATTGACAATGGTGCTGGCGAAATGGGTATGATGGAACCGCCCATGATGTCTGCACAACCCAGAACGCAAGGAGTCATGCCGCAAATGGTTGCGGCGCAGCCCCAGGGTGCTTACCAACAACCGACTAACAATAGTACCGAAAATAAGAATCCGTTCAACTTGACAGACGATCAAATGACTTCTTTGCTTGTCGCCGCTTGTGCAGCCGTCGCTGTCAGTAAACCTGTCCAAGATAAACTTGTGACCTCTGTTCCTAAGTTCCTTAACGAACAAGGGAGCAGAAGCATGGTTGGTTTGGCTTCCACGGGTTTGGTTGCCGCGGCTGTGTTCTATTTTACAAAGAATTACATCGTCAAGGACTGATCACTTTCCCAACCCATATTACTGTAAATCGAATTATCAATTCCAGAAAAATAGGTCAAAAGAGCTCCTATGGCAAAAGCCGACATGAGCAAGATACTCAACTTAAGTGTCTTTCTTCTGTCACTTCCGTATTCCTCGACCGCCTTTTTACTCTCACCCCAAATACTGTTTACCACAAATGTAACTATCAAAGCGATGAGACTCGCTGAGAAAAAGAATATACGATCGACGGCTAAACGGGGGATACTACCCACAATCAAGCGCATAACGTTCGGAATGACAACAGTCAACCAAAGAAGATTGAGGTTATAGTTCTTAAACACATGCGGAACTATAGTAAGACCGTATATTACTAGCCAATAAAAGATGACCATAATAACAGCACTGACTGGTGTTTTCATTTAGAGTATGTAAATATTATTTATCCTGGATGTGTTTGCCACAGAAACCGGTCTTTGTACTAATTTGTTCATAGACATTGAGTTTTACAGCTATGTTTCTCAGTTTTTCGTAGTTTTTCCAAAATTGTTCCGAATGGTCGTATTCCGAAACCGTGCAATGTGCGAGTTCGTGTAAAAGAACGTGGAATATTTCATTTGGTGTACCGGATAAACATATTCCTATTTCGGCGCCTTTATTTGTGTTATATCCAACTGTACCATCCACGGGTCTGTAATAACCACTCAATAATATACGTCTTTTAATAGAATCAAACTCCGGGGCATCAAGTGTAGACAGATGTTCCCTGAGAATCTTATACTTTTCCTTTACGACTAATAACTCTTCTGGTTCACGGGTGTAAGATAATATGACTATATTTATCACAACCAACAAGACTGCTAATATCATCTCTTATATACAAAGATAAATTTACTATACATCTCAGAAATTTTGTTTCCGGTAAGACCTTGCCATAGTTCCAAACTAAAACCCATATCTTCTAGATATGTTATGAGTAAATCTTTGAAAGCAATTGGTTCGGACTTTGCATCGTCCGCATAATATGGCGTATCTGTTAGATATACAAACAACTTTTCACCAAAGCCGCCATTTGCCTTTTGCTTGGTGATAAAAAAATTACCCATTTCATCTTCCATCGGAGTCTTGAACATAATTTGCTCAGAATCCGGAATAATACCGATAAGTTTACCACCGGGTTTCATTCTAGCTTTTATAGCAGCTAACGAATTGAAAAATAAATCACGAGTTTGAAATATATAATGAAGTGAAAAATTATAACATATAATATCAAATTTTCTTTTGGGGCAGTTATGTATATCACCCTCGTAAAAATTTACGCTCATATGCATATTTTCCGCGCGCCTCTTCGCTTCTTTAAGAGATTCTGAATTTGGATCACACATGTTTATCCTGCATCCACATGACCTCCATTTTTGGAGGTCTCCGCCAAAACCACACCCAACATCTAAAATCTGATGCCATTCTTTTGTTACACTCTGTATGAGTTGTCTCTTAGCATCATTATGATTTCGACGAATCTCTTCCATGTTTTTTATACGTTTTTTAGCTTTACACAGTTGACTTACTTGAAATATAAACCTAAGTTGTAATAGCTTAAAGTTTTGAAGATATATATTCGTATAAATAATGGCTTCTCTTGAACAAGATTACACTACCGTCCCGGGTCAACTCTTCGCTTGTTTGTCTGTTGTTGGACCGGAATGTCCGCAAAAGAATGACAAGTTTGGAATCAAGATTCGTGGAACTTTTGCTACCCGTGATGAGGCAGCCAATCACGCTAAGCGTCTTCAAAGAGAAGACTCCACTTTTGATATCTACGTCGTCGACATGTATAAGTGGTTACTCATTCCACCGGATCCAACTGTTATTGAAGATGTGCATTATCAAAATGAAAAGCTCGAAGAGATTATGACTGGTTATAGAGAATCTCAACAAATGGCTGTGCGTATGTTTGAAGATCGCAAGAAGGAAATGATGGACGCCAAGTCGTATTTGCGACCGGGTGACGAAAACTCCAAGTATTACACGAAGCCGGATGAAGCACCGATTAGCCACCCGGCCGAAGTCTTGGAACGTCTCCAAAAGGAAGAACCGGATACGCCCATGGAAGAACTCGTCAAGCGTGCCGATGAAATTGTTAAGAAGGAAATCGAAGAACGACGCCTTCAACGGGAAGCCGAAGCCGAAGCCGAAGCCGAAGCCGAAGTCGAAGAAGGCGAAATCGTAGAATCTCAAGAATCGTCTACCGAAGCCAAGATCGAAGAAACGAAGGAAGATGGTGAGGAAGAAGTTTCTTCAGCCTAAATTTTTAATCTAAATATAATTTAAATGATAATTGCATTCATTACAATTTTCATTGTCGTAATCAGTGTGACTATTTTCTTTTTTATGAAAAATTCAAGTTCCCAAAAAAAGAAAATGGATGATAATAACGTAGAATATATTTCAGCAACAGAGGTTATGGAGGAAAACTTAAAGGATCCTGTTATAGTGAGTCGTGCGTATTTCACAGAAGATAAGCTTGGTGATCTAGGTAATTTTACTGGTTACTCAAGTGTATCTGAGGATCACTGGCTGCATGGTTTTCCCCATGAAAAAGCCCAATAAAAATACAGCAAAAGCTATAACAATCATATTTTTATCCATGTTTGAAAATAAATCGGAGTTAGGCATAATAGGGGGTGGCGGAGGAGGTGGCGGCGGTGGCGGTTGCATATACATCATTTGTGGATGATGTTGGGCTTCGGGTTCATCGTAGTAGAAGTTATCTCCTTCATTACCGTTATCTTTGTCCGCAGGCATTAGATCGATGTCCGGTTTATATTCAATTGGATTTCCTATATCGGTTTCCATATTTAAATATAATTAATTTTATTCTTTTAAGTATCTTCTTCGTCGTCGTCCTCGTCATCATCAACGACGAATTCTTTCAAGTTACCATTTTCGTCTTCTTCGTCGTCGCTATATTCACTTTCTTCGTCTGAATACAACTCATCTTCGGTGTCTATATCAGACCCCATGTCAGTGTCATATTCATCTTCCTTGTAATCGTCAATAAAAGATTCTTCGGTGGCTTTAAACAATTCGGGCTTTTTGGTGTTTCTTCCAGATCTAGTCTTATAAATCATATATAATTAATAAATTCTATTGTTTAAGTATCTTGGATTAAAAGGTTTTTTATTGGCTATCGCACTTTCTAATATCTGCTCTTCTATTTCGTAAGCTATTTCCATGGCCAATTCTTGTATTTCTTCAAATACGTCATATTCGTTGTAAAGACCTATGTCTTCTAAATGATCAAGAGATTTATACAAATATTTTGAAGATATATACGGATCTTCCAAATTTTCTTTAGATAAATTTAAATTTTCCAAGAAAAAACTAAAAGATTCTTTATCTATGCCCGAGTACTTATATGATCTTTTCACAAGTTTGTCTATAAAGGGTGTATCGTGTTTATTGTCATACAATTTAGCCATGATATATCCAACAGTTCCTAAAAATATCAAAGACATCTTAATTATGTAAATTATTTTTTTTTCAATAAATTAAATATTTTTGGTGTCAATTTAATTTTTATGTTATTTTTGCAAGAACATTCCTGTGTAATAAAATTTTGAACAATTTTAAAAGTTATACATTTTTCATGGTTTGATTTAATATTATGACAATATGTTGCATTTGTAAACACTGTGTAACTCGTCTTGTTACGAACAACCTTTATGAGCTTGGTACAGTTATTACCCGGGTAATACTTTCTTATGAATAACTCCAACTCTGGTTTGATTTCCGGGTTCATGGGTTCAACTTTTGGTGGTGGTTTTATCTCTGGACATTTCACCTTTTCTGGATATAGCATGTCTTTTAATTTTGCAGTTAATAAATACCTTTTACCTATGAAATCTTTACAAAATCCACACTTTCTCTCTCGAATGGTTTCGCATCTACAAAAACATTTTTGTGCAATCATATCACCGGATATGTAAAACCATATATGATTAGAACCATGCCGTCTTCCAAGATTCTCACAATAGTGAGATGTTGTTGAAACAAGAAATTGATTGTTATGTTTAAAAATTTTAGTAATCCTCGCGTCACCCTGTCCTTCTAGATTATTTTGTACAAACTCTTCAATTTCACCCATTAAAAATTCATCGTGCACTTCATCCTTCATTTCAGTTTTTGAAAAATTACCCTCTTTTATGGCTTTTGAAGGTGGTTCTACATCAATGTGTTCAGTTGAATCGGTTCGAACTGTTGCCATTTTCATGATATCTACCGTAGGTGTCTGATCTATACTCATAAGACCCGTAAATCCACCATGCACAAATACGGGTAGGTAAGCGACCTGTATAGCTTTACCAGTCTGTTTACACTCTGCACACCCCTGACCACCACATGGGTCATGTTTCCCCTTTTTATGTGAAAATGGCATTCTAAACCCACTTCCTTTAGATCCACGTGTAATGTCACCATAGACTGCCGAATCGATGATCTCATTCCAGTCTATAGATCCCTTTGCCGTGTAAAGTGCAACTAATATATGTTCACGAAGAGCTATCGCCGATTTTTGATTTACAACAAACCCCGGCCAATTTAAGTGAATTCCCGTTTTCACTTTGTTTTCAATTTTTTTGGGTGGTGCCACACAAATAAGACACTCCTTTCCACAATATCTTTTGACTTTTGTGCATATGACTTTGCATATGTCTTTTATTTCATCGAGGGAAAGGGCATCTTCACCTTTGAAATCTATATCTACAAAAAAGTTATATAAATCTGTTTTTTGCTCAACAACGAATAACTTTTCACCACTTTTTACCGCCGAAACGTACACTTCATAAAATTCATTCAATTTATCAAATGGGATTGAAAGGACCCCGCCATCCATGAGTACATGTGATAAATTGCGACGATTGCATACATTGTTTTTTCGACACCAGTTCTTAAACATACTTACCTTATTAACGATCTTCTTCTCTATACCATCGCATACAAGAAACATCTGGATATTCCTTATTTTCTGAAAGATCTTTTTTAATAACCAACAATTCATAAACAGTTTTATTTTTTATATTTTCTATATACTTATCCGCTTCATCTTCATAATATCCCCTGTTATTCAACAGTAATTTTCTAACCTGTGATAAAATGTAGCTCTTAGACTTCATTATTTAATACAAAATTTTTTTCTATTGAGAGAAGTTATGCACGAGTAGAATTCAGGGTTTTTGATTACATTGTTCACAATCAAATCCCATCTCTTTCTCGTTGCAAATTCTTCGAGTGTATCAAAACTGATGTAATCATTTTCATCGTGTGATTTTTTAATTGGTTGTTTATTTAATTTTTTTATACTTGTTCTGTACTTTTCTTCGTAAAATTTATTAATTATTGCACTTTGTTCATTCCTTTTATAGTCGACAAAGAATACAAAAACATTATAAACTAAATCAACAGTTGGACTTTCTTTGACGGTAAATACATAATGTGTATATTCACCACTTTTCAAATTAACAATTCCCCTCGTTTCTTCTTCGAGTTCCCTCAGAGCACACTTCAAAGGATTATTAATTTCCCTTCTTCTACACCCTCCGGTCACAAATATCCAGTCTTTAAATCTTTTATCCCTTACCGTGAGAAATTTTGGTTTTTCGTCAGCGAAGCTGACTGGTATCGCTATTGCCTTGTATTTCTTCATTGCTCATTGGCAAGTTATGATAGCTGGATATCATTATTCTTCGGATTTTTCCCCGGAAGCCTCTAGTTCGCTAACTTCCTCTTCTACCTCTTTGATAGCGTTGGAATTTTGTTTTCTTATCATACTCTCCTGAACGACGAGATGATTCATCATCTTAGAAGAGAAACCCTTGACACCATTGAGTTCTTCCTTGGTCTTGCCCAATTCTCTAAAGAGAAATGTAGTAGCGGCGACACAAGCAACAATAGCGACAATGAGCATAGTTTCACGATCAATTGGAATCATAATTATTATTTATATTTCGAATCATCTTTTTAAGCAGTTGAATAGATAGCACCCATCTGAACTCTGTTACTTACAGGACAGTCGTACGGTTCTTGTCCAAATTGAATGTAGTTATA